ACAGCGCATTGGACTCGGCGTTCAACTACGCCTCGATGGAGGGGCCGGATCTTCGTTCCAGAATTTACAGGATCCTGGACCGGATCGATGGATCTTATATCGAGGAGGTCCTCAACGAAGGGGATGAAGATGCGTACGCCGTGGTCCAAAGTGCTTTCGGCGGCCTCATCGATGACATGAGCATCGAGGAGTTCCAGGATTATTTCGGGGACAGCGAGGACTATAAAGACGTTGCGGAGGAACTGATCCGGGAACGGATGAAACTCCAGACTCCCCGGGTGATCCCGGTCTTTCTCTCGATCAAGAACCCGGCTTACGTGGATTCGATCCCGCCTGAGCAAAGAGAGAAGTTGGGCCTCGAAGTCAAGAAGTCCGTCATTGGGAATTTCGACGAAGGCGGAGACGAGTTCGTCGACCAGCTCTTCGACTACCTGACGACGGCAATCGATTCTGTTGTGACCCGAGAGGATATCGAATTCTCTTACAACCAGATCGAGGAGGCAGTCTCCAACATCGTCATACCGTTGATGGAGGAAGGTGGGGAACTTACAACAGCCGCTCTCACCGAGAAGATCCGAGAGGTTCTCGGCGATATCGATTGGTTCTACATGGCCGGGCCCACGGCGGACGAATACGCCGTTGGGGAAGTCGTCAAGGAAGTGCTCGAACTTTACGGGTTCGACGGTGTCGTCCATCTCTCGGCTGGCCCGGACTTCCGGATGAAAGGCCAGATCTACGAGACGGCGCACTACATCGCCTTCTATCCTGAGCAGATCAAGAGCGTCTACAACACCGGGACCTGGTCGACCACGGATGCCAGGATCCTCTTCCAGGAGGGCTCTCCCCTCAACCGGGGGCGGAAGAAGGGGGCCATCCAGTTCGGGAAGACGGAGACCATCATCCGCCTGTTCGAGGGAGCGGACCTGTCCACCATCGTCCACGAGATGGGCCATCTCTTCCTTCGCCAGCTCCAGGTCCTGACCCACCAGGGCCACGAGGAGGCCGTCCAGGACATCGCCACCCTGGAGGAGGCTTTCGGATCCCTGACCAGGCGGGAGAGCGTGGAGCGGGTCGCCGACGCCTGGACTCGATACATCGCCGAGGGGCGGGCCCCGACGCCCCGCCTGGCCGGGGTCTTCGCCCGGCTGTCCCGCTGGCTCCTGGACCTCTTCCGGGGTCTCAGGAACCTCATCAAGGGCGACCGGATGGACCCCGAGGTCAAGGCGGTCTTCGACCGCTGGCTCGCCAGCGAGCAGGATATCCAGGCCGCCCGGGCCTACTACGAGCGGAACCAGGCCCTTTCGGAGATTCTGGCCACCGGAGCCTCCAGGGGCCAAGCTGAGCCCCCAGGCGCAGGCCAGGCGAAGAGCGAGGGGGAGGGGGAGGGTCAGAAGACCCAGGAACCCGAACGCCCCGCAGAAGGCGAATCTGGGGCTCGTAGAGGCCGTCGGCGTCAGCCCCCCACCGAACGGGAGACCCGGGCGGCCCGGAATCTCAAGGAGGCCAGGGCCCGGCTCGAGGCCGCCCGGCAACGGGCCCTGGAGGACCTGGTCCAGAAACGGCTTCGCCGAGTGATCCAGCTCAAGGGGGGCCGGGGGGCCCTGTCCGAGCACATCAAGACCCAGCTCCTCGAGGAGGATCCGGTCTATTCCCTCCTGGCCGAGGTGCGCCGCCTGGGCGGGCTGACGCCGACTCAGTTCGCCGGGCTGGGCGGGCTCCCCCAGGACTGGATGGAGGTTCTTCAGAAACGGCATGGGAAGGCCCTGGTGAGCAGTACGAAAAAGGCGAAGGTCACCCTTGCCCAGTTCGAGGAGATGGCCCAGGCCCGAGGATTCGCCTCCGTGCAGGCCGCTCTGAAGGAGGTGCTTGCCAGGCCGCCTCTCAAGCAGGCGGTGAAGGAGAAGGTGGAGCAGACCCTACGGGACCTGGAGGCCTCGATCCGGGAGGACCTGGAGAAGAACGGCTCTCTCATGCTTGGGGATGAGGCGGTTCACACGCCGGAGGACCTGGACTTCATCCTGGCCGACCTGGAACTCCTCCGGGAGCGGGCCGCCCGGCAGGCTGTCAGGATCCTCTCCAAGGCAGAGGCCCTGGCCCTCCGGGACGCCGCCAGGGACACCCTGCGGGCGGAGGCCCCGCTCCGGAAGGCCATGCGATACGACCTGTGGGGAAAGAGGGAGGCCGCCGCCGCCGTCCAGGCCGAGCGGGCCCTCCGGGAAGGTAAATGGGAGCAGGCTGAGGAGGCCATCAAGCGGCGCATCTTCTTCTTCTCCCTCGTCCAGGAAGCCATCCGTCTCCGGAAGGATGCGGACAGGATTCTCAAGAAATACGGACTCCAGGATCTCGAGAAGACTTTGAAGAAGGTCCCGCCGGAGACGGCGGCCCTGGTCCAGGACGTAGCCGCCTACTTCGGCTTGAACAAGGGGCGGGGCCCAGTCTCGGATCTGAAGTTCCGGTGGTATGAGTGGGACGAGGCCAGGACCCGGAGGGAGTTCCAGGAAGGCCTGGACATGTACCTCCCGGATCTGGAGAGCATGGTCCCCGGATGGATCCTCGAGGGGGAACGACCGGAAGAGTTCAAAGACGCCAAGGATCTGACGTTCGACCAACTCGATCAGCTCGACAGTTTGCTTCAAAAGATCATCGCCGACGGGAAGGGCGAGGTCCGGGCCCTCCAGGATCTCGGCTACAAGACCATCACCGAGTTCTTGACCGACTCGATGCGCAGGCTCCAGACGATCCCGAAGAAGAAACGGAGGGATATCCGCACGATCCCAGGGATGGTCGGACGGCAGATCAACCGGGCTCTGGCCGCTCTCCACATCAAGGAATTCATCTTCGAGGAAGCGGATGGAAGTCCTCTCCTCCGAGGGCGGGAATTGGGTCCTCTTCACAAGCTCTTCAACAAGGTCAACCAGGCGGACGCCGAGGAGCAGAACCGACTCGGGGAACTCTTCCACGTACTTGCCCCGGTGATGAAGGTCCTTGAGCAGGAGAGCCGTAAGTTCGACAAGTTCTTCGACATCGAAGGCGTCCCGGTCCCGAGGATCTTGCAAGAAATATACGGCAAGACGCAGTGGGATTTCGATATGCTCATCGCCGTTCTTCTGAATACCGGGAACGAGGACAACCTCAGGGTCCTGGCCCAGAGCGAGTACGAACTCACAGCCGACACGATCGAGATCCTACGAGGGCAGATCAGCAAGGAGGCCTGGCAGGCGATTCAGACCATGTGGGATGTGGTCGACTCCCTCTTTCCGGAACTCGAGAGCGTCCGTCGCAGGCTGACCGGCTTGAAGACCGAGAAGGTAAAACCGTTGCCCTTCGAGGTCGTGCCAAGAGGGGCGAAGGAATCGATCAAGCTCCGGGGCGGCTACTACCCCTTGATCGCCGATCCAGGCGTCTCGGAGCGGGCGGCCTCAGCCGAGGAGGAAGAGACCTTCCTCACCCGGGCCAGGAAGGAGATGATCTACCACCCGACGGTCAAGGCGAAACAGGGATTTACTGTTTCCAGGATCCGGGACGAGGAGGGCAGGGCCCTCTCGACTCGAGCCCCTCTTCTCTCGACTTCGGTGCTGTTCACCCACCTGAAGGACGTGGTCCACTTCATCACCCACGCCGAGGTCCTGGACGCCTTCGACAAGGTGACCAGGGACAAGAGCTGGGCCCAGCTCTTCAAGTCGAAGTTCGGGGATGAGGAATACGAATCCCTCCGGACCTGGTTGAACTACGTGGCCAGGCCGGAACGGCGGGTCACCGACCCCTTCAACAAGGTCATGGAGTGGGGCCGGAGGAACTTCGTCGCGGCGGCTCTCGGATTCAGGCTGACCGTCGGCCTGAAACAGCGGCTCTCGATATTCAACGCCATCAACGCCTTGAACCAGGTGGTCAAGGGGTCCGGGTGGAAATATATCGCCAGGGGTATGGCATTGGTAGCGGCAACTAAATACGGTCCGCTCGAGTATGTCGGGCGGGATATTCTCCTCACGAACCTGGTTGGGAAGGGATCCCAACAGCTCCTGGATTGGATCCATTCCCTCTCCCCTCTCATGAAGTCCCGGTGGTACACCCTTGACCGGGACCTGGCGGACGCCTTGTCGTCTCTCAAGCCGAAGGATCTGAAAGGGGAGAAGTTGAAGAAGCTTCGGGAAGCCGCCTTCTGGTGGGTCAAGGCGAACGATGCGGCGGCGGTGATCCCGGTGTGGCTGGCGGCTTTCGAGCAGGCCCTCGATCATCATCTCAACGGGATCACCCCGGGGATGGAGCAGGAGGAGGCGTTCCGCCGGGCGGCGGAGCATGCCGACGTGATCGTCAGGATGTCCCAGCCTTCGGCTCTCCCCTCCGACCTGGCCCCGATCCAGCGGCTCGAGGGGATGGCCAGGCTCTTCACGACCTTCATGACCTGGCGGATCAAGGCGGGGAATCGTGAGATGTGGTTCCTCTCCGAGGCCAGGCTCAAGCGGATCAAAGCCGGGGAGCCCGCCCTGGACGAGTGGATCTCGGACCCGGCGGCGACCTGGGGGACCCTCGTCAGGCACTTCGCATTGGAGTGGATCCTGCCGGCCACGGTGGCCCTGGGGACGTCCTGGCTCTGGTATCGGGACGACAGGGACAAGCCGGGCTGGTGGTCCTGGATCCTCCGGCCCACGACGGACGCCACCCTGGGGTGGATTCCCATCGTGAGCGAGGCGGCGAAGGCGGTGGAGAGGAAGGAGGCCGCCGGGGTCCCCGTGCTCGCCGGGGCGGAGGCCCTGGGGAAGGCGGCGGACTACACCGTCAAGGCCATCGAGACGGGGGACCCGGGCCGGGCGACGAAAGCGGCGGTCACCTGGTGGCGGACCATGGAGTGGTTCGCCGGGATTCCTGTGAGTAACATCCCGAGAGACGTCCTTCGCCTCTGGGAGAAGGGAGTTCTCAATGCCAAGTAAGAGTCCGGAACAAGCGGCGTTGATGCGGGCGGCGTGCCACAATCCGAAGATCGCCCGCAAGCGTGGTATTCCTGTTGGTGTGGCCTGTGAGTTCTTCAGGGCGGACCAGGCCAAGAAGAAAAGGCTCAAGAAGCGAGGTAAGTCATGAGCAAAAAAAAGAAATGCGAGGTTTGCGGTGGCGAGGGTTTCGTCGCCAGTCACACCGGGCGTCCCTGGTCTGAGTTCGTCCAGGAGGTGGAGAAGGCCGGGTTCGACCTGGAGGAGTATCCTCACGTCAAGGTCGGTATGGTTCAGAAGGTTCCTTGCCCCGAATGCTCGGAGCAGAAGGGAATCCCCAAACAGAACTACAACCAGATCGGTCCTCCCAAGGCCGAGGAAATCGAGGAAGGGCTCCAGGAGAGCGGAGCCTAAAAGAGAACCCCTCGCCGACAACCGCCCTGGTCGACGAGGGGTCTTTTTCTAGGCGAATTTATAGTAGGCAAGAAGTAGCAGGATCCAGAATACGGACCAGAATATAATAAAGAGCAAGTTACCTCTCAGGTCCAGTCGCAGATTGTTCTTCGTCACCGTCCTCCTCCTGTTTTTCAAGACGCTTCATGGTCTTCGCCACCATCTTCTTGAGAATTTCACAGGCCAGGTCCAGGTCGGCTTTCTCCTGGCACGCATCCATGGCGATGACACTCTCGGCTCTTAGCTTGGCTACGGCCAGGTTGATCGAGGCCTTGGCCAGGTCGATACAGTCCATGAAGAACTCATAGAGGTCCGGATAGAACCTCTTGAGGAAACCGACGGTGTTACGTATCTCCGACATCGTATGCCACCCGTCGGGCCACTGGGCCAGTCCATAGGCCAAGTCTTTGAGGACTGCCTTCTCATGTAGTTCTTGCGGGGAAAATCGTCGGTTCATGGCTCAGTCCTTTCTGTAGCGTTTTCCATACCAGCCGGAGATGGCAAGCGGGAAGTCCCCGGCCCATTCCGGTTTCCGCCCGGCGATCTCCAGGAATGTTTTGAACTTCTCATCAGTGGGTTCGCTTTCGGTCTCCACCACGATCTCATCGTGGACATGAAAGATGATGGTGAAGCCCGCCCTGGCGACCTCGAGCAGGCTGTTTACGAGGAAATCTCTGGCGATCCCTTGGACCAGATTTTCGGTCAACTTCCCGCCGTAGGTGGTGACGTCGCCCCATTGGCGGGTATAGGTGTTGATCCCGAAGTAGTGGATCTGGGCCCAGTTACCTTCCTTCTTGATGACCGGGCGAAAGTAGTGAATCATCCGTCCGGATGGGAGATGGAGACGAAGCCACCATCGGTTGGGGTCCTGGTGCAGGACGTCGAAGAAGATGGGGACCTGGGAATCGACCTTGGTCTTTTTTCCGGTGAGGATGGCCTCCCTGGCGGCCATCTCCATCTTGGCCCAAAAGTCCACGATCTTGGGATGCCTGGCTCTCCACTTCTGAACGATCTCCTTGGCCTTCTCCTCTTCCATAGGCTCCAGGCCGTAGTTCGGCCCCATCTTCCGGAAAGCCGTTGGGCCGCCTTGGTAGCCGAGGGCGAGGGTGGCAACCTTCCCGATTAGCCGCTCGTAGGACTCCTTGGAGATCTGGTCGACGGGGATGTCGAAGATAGCAGATGCGGCTCTCTTATACACATCTTCCTTTTTTCGGTAGGCGTCCAGAATGCTGTCCTCTCCAGCCACCCAGGCGAGAACCCTGGATTCGATCTGGTCGAAGTCCCCGGCCATGATCCCGAAAGGGGAGAAGATGGACCCTCGCACGGCGGCGGAACCGATCTGGAAGGCGGCCTGGGGCGAGAACCGACTCGGGTCCTTGAAGAGCATGGAGACCAGGCGGAACAGCTTGGAAGGCTTCCACGGGCTCCGGGCCATGTTCTGGACCTGGACCCCCATCGAGGCCCAGCGGCCCGTGTTGCTTCCCCAGAAGACCAGGCTGTCCCGGAGCCTGGCGTCCTTGGGATCGGTCTTGTCCAGGAAGGCCTGGAACTTCTTGGTGGAGCTTCGCCCCAGGACCGCCCGGATCTCCAGGACCTCTCGGACGATGGGGGGAAGGTCCGGGCGTTTCAAGGCGTCCTTGACGGTCTTGGCCCGGAGGTCCGGGAGCTTGAGTCCGTGGACCTTCAGCCACTTGAGCATCTCTGCGACCTGGGTGGGGCGGAAAGCGTTGTTCACCAGGGAGGCCATCCGTTTGAGGAGGACGGCTTCCTTTGTCTTGAGGATCTGGAGGAACCGGTAGACGTAAGGAAAATCCACCGGAATCCCGTGATGGTTAATCTCCTGGTCGAGCACCCATTCTCGCCAGAGAGTCTTCCAGGTCTTTCTCCAATCCGGGAAGGAGACCAGCAAAGCGTATTCGGCTTCGACATCCGCTTTGTTGTAGATCAACATGCGGATATAGTCCTCTGGGTTTGTGGACCGCACGTCCTTTCGGTCCGGGCTGGAGCACTTGTAGAGCCCCATCTTGTTCTCGGTGTCCTTTTCCTTCCCGGTCATGAGGGTCTTCGCCGCTCCGTCCAGGGCCCTCGGCAGGCCGTGGACAGCGGCCAGAACGGCGGTGTCGACCCATTTCTTCAACGGCGGGCGTTGAGGCGTACCTTCAGGAAACAGGTGCCAGGCGTTGTATTCGAAGGAAACGTTGTGGGCTACGATGACGTCCGCTTTTTGGATCGCCTCAAAAAGCTCATATTTCGTGACGGCGCAATTGAATATGGGAACCTCTTCTTTGGAGAACATGTAACCTTGTTCGATCACCTGACAGGTGAAGGGCCCCCACCAGATCTTGGTCGGTTCGTTGTTCAGCTTGAACCCGATGCAAAGAAGTTCGGTGTCCGGGTGATGTAGGTATTGCCAGGCCCCGACTCGTTTGATGTCGACCGTTCCGTAGGTTTCAATGTCGATTGTCAGGACGTTCAAGGGTTTCATCACGGGCCCTCCAGGGAAAGGGCGGGCCCCCCGAAGGGGGCCCTGGGAAATGGTTTAGGCGTTGTCGAAGCGGTGGCTGTAGTGGTAGTAGTGTGACCAGCCACCTCGGTAGTCGTAGACTTTGATGCGGCATCCGGGATAGTCTCCCGATTTATAAAAATCCAAATAGATCCCTTGCCCGTTGGTGTAAAAGTTTCCGTTGGCGTTTGCCATCGGGTAGAACCTTTCATTCGAGTCCACAACCCCATCATCGTTGAGGTCTAACCAGACTTCGCCAGCCTCAAGACACTTCCAGTGCACACAACCGCCGTTCCACCCGTCATCGAAAAGCGCCTCATACATATGGGCGCTGTAGAGAGCGGCCAACTCATCTGAGCCGAAGTCTTCTCCCTGCGCGGCGGGAAGAGCAACCCAAGATCCTTCCTCTTTCGGATTCTTGGATACCCACTCTCCTTTCTCGTTCTTGACAAGGACCTCGTAGTGGTCCCTGCCAAACACCACCTTCTGCGGAGGGGTGGAGTTCTGGGTGTAGCCGTTCTCCTGCTCGTTCCACATGAACTCCGTTCCGTGCTCGGGCAAGAAGAGGTAGTTGCCGTTGTTGTTCACCCAGCCGATGATGGAACCGAACCGGTACCGTCCGCTGGAAAGCTTCCCGGCAAAGGCGGTCCCGGCCATCAAAAAGACGGCCAACAAGCACAACAGTTTCCTCATTTCGCATCTCCTTTGTCTGAGGAACCTCCGTCCTGAACGGACGGCTTGACGAACTCCTCCAGGAGAACAGCCTCCAGGAGGACCATATACGCCATGATGTCTCCGACTTTCTCATCGATCCAGGCCTGATCGATGGTCAGGACCCCCGGGCGGTCGATGACTTCCTGGACCGATCCGATGGGTTTGATCACCATACCCCAAAGAGCCTGGGCCATGGTCGTGCCTCGCATCCTGGCGGCGAGACGAAAGGCAGATAGTCTATCTTTACCTGGAGCGTATTCACGCCCTTTCTCAGTCAGGCGATCAATCGTCCGTTCTAAGGCTCGGTCCAGAATGCATTGAAATTCTTTTCGATTCATTTCACCTCCAGGATCTTGTGCGGAGCGTTGGGGTCCTGGCCGTCCCAGTCCCCCCGGAAGGACCAGACCTCCATCTTGGTGATCCAGCTCGGAAGTTCCAGGGTCGACCATCCGATGCGAAGGTCCCTCCTGAGATCGAAGACGTAGCGGTCCGCCCTGGCCTGGGCAGGGAGGAGGCCCTGGTGGGTCTTCCCCTCGGCATCCAGGTAGGTGTAGTGGAGGGCCACCCGCCCGATCCCGGCGGTGGACACCTCAACCCGAGCCAGAGGGACACGTTCTCCGGCCCACCGGAGGGATTTGGTGACCACCTGGGTGATCTCCGGGGGCTCCAGGGTGGGGGTAAAGACCCAAGTCTTCCCGGACCACCACCCCACCAGGCCGCCCCCAGCGGCCAAGCCAAGCCAGAGGAGGACCTGGAGAAGGATGTTCCTGGAGGTCTCCGGGGGGACGCCCTCGCCGGTGTCGATGACCACGTGTCTCGAGGGTAAGGGGTTTTTATCCAGGTCGTGGATATACGGTTTCTTTTTCACTTCGGCAACTCCTCGTCCTTGATCCCTCGGTGTTCGAGCATGAGCCCGTAGAAGAACATGCTCAAGCATGCCTTCATGAACTCGATCTGATTGAACGGCATGAACTCCGGCACAGCGATGACAGCGTGTTCCGGGCGGACTACCGGGTTGGGAAAAGCCCCCAGCAGGCTCAGTAGATCACCCAGAACCGACCGGTCGATCACGAACCTAGTGGCAAGGAAATCAGGAATTTCCTTGCCGGGGACAGGGTGCTCGAATTTTAGGACGGCAGGATGGGCGCCGAAAAGAAGGCTCAACTGGGCGAACGGCACCGTCCTCAACTTCTTGTATGTTTCCCGCCCGATGCGCAGTGAGGTCAGAAGACCTTGTTCTCCGTTTTCGTCGAGGGTGAACGTTTGCACCTTATACATCTGACTCCTCCTCGGCTTCCGGTTTCTCTGGAAGCACGATCTCCAGCTCCTCTCCGAACTGGTCCCGGTAAAAGCGGACCGCATCGAAAAGGAAGGGCTTGCCGAGTTTACCCATGATGTGCTCTGCGAGCTGTTCGATGGCTTTGTCGATGTGCTCTATGATACGGATCTTCTGATCCGTTCGCACAGGAGCCAGGCGGAACCGACGGAGAAGGACGGACAGCTTGAGCAGGAGGTAGAACCTGTCGAACAGGTCGTCCTTCATCTTGTCGGGAAGCATCCGCCACGCCACAGGAGACTCGAGTTCAGGTTCCCGGTGGGGTTCAGGGGTCGGGTCAGGCATGATTCCTCCGAAAGAAAGGGTCCCTGGACCCCGCCAGGCAGGGCCCAGGGACCAGTCAGCGGGTTAGAAGGGAATGTCGTCGGAGTCCCAGGAAGCCCCTCCCTGGGCGTCCTGGGCGGGCTGAGGAGCCTGCGGGGCCGGGGCCGCCGGGGCGGCCTGGCCGCCGAAGGGATCGGTCTGAGGGATCGGGGAGGGGCTCCCGTCCATCTCCCGTTGGAGATCGCCCCGGAAGAACTCCTCCGGGTCAACCATTGCCCCGCCCAGGGGCTCGTCGTCCTTGATCTTGGCCAGGGCCAGGAGGGCGAACCCCAGACCCTGGTTCACCTGTACCTTGTAGGCGAAGGGGACGATGGCGGCCTTGCACCAGCACCCGGGATACAGCTCCGACTGCTCGAGAGGGAGGCCGTTGGGGCCCACCACCTTGGGCGGGTTTTTGGAGGTCGCCCTGACGGCGATCATCCCCTCATACCCGGCATAGATCTGACCGTCCGCCTTTCGGCGGCAGGTCTCTCCGGGCCGGAAGGGGCTCTTGATCCCCATGGCCTCCATCTGGGCCATGGCCTTCTTCCCGAACTTCTCAATCCCGACGGCGTAAGCCGCCCGCTTCAGCTCGGAGATATCCTCCGAAACGGGGAAAAGCATGGTGATGGTATACCGCTTGGTCCCGTCCGGACGGACTTCCGGTTCGAAGATCTTGGGGAAGGAAAGACGGAAGAGGGGGGTCTTGATGATGTTCGACATTTTCATTCTCCTTGGATTAGTTCATTTGCGACGTTTTCGATCTGAGCTTCAGGTTCTACTTCTGGTCTTTTATCGTGAACCGGGGCCAGGGTTAATCCTGTAAATGGTTTTTCCCAAAGGCCCTGGATTGTCTTTTTTCCGACGATCTTCTCGGCCTGGGCCGGGGAGACCAGCTTCTTTATGTAAGCATCTTCGCCGAGGATTTCAACCACTTTTTCTTCGGGGACCTTCCAGGCCCTGTTGGCCCGCTTCCGGACCAGCTTGAAGCCGGGGATCTTCTCCCCCGCCATGGCCCGCTTGAAAGCCTCCTGTTCGACCGCTGTGACGAACTTCTCAAGGAGCTTGGCCTTCGCCAGAATCTCCCCAATCCTGGCCAAAGAAAGCTTCTCGACAAGGGGGAAGTCCTTCTTGCTGGCCGGGACGATCTCGTCGAAGAACTTGTCCATCTTAGGGCACTTGCCCTTCGCCTCGCAGAACTTACACCATTCCCCCGCCTTGAAAGCGTCAAGGGTGAGATCGGTTTCCAGATAGGCCCGGCTTTCCTGGATCGCCGGGAGGAATACCTCATCCCGGAACCTCCGGAGTTCCTGGGCTGAATACTTCTGGAAGTCGGTAGGATCCGCCACCCTGGGCTGGACGATCCCGACGTAGACCTCCTCCAGGTCGTACTTCTCCATCAATCCGAGGGCGTAGGCCCGGAGTTGAAGGGTGTCGGCACTCACCTCGTAGGTGCCGTACTTGAGATCAACGATCATGCCGATGTTGCGCTCGGTTGGTTGGTCGGAGGTTCTGACGTACGTCAGATCAGCCGTACCGAAGACTCCCTCCCCATAAATCTTTGGATCGAAGTCGATCCGTTCCTCCACCCCGATCTTCCCGTTGGGGTAGAAGGTTTGGATCTTACTGAGCAGGAGGCGGACCGTCGCCAGGTAAAGTGGGACATAGGTCTTCAACTCCTCGATCTCCTCTTTACTGAGGAGGAAAGATCCAGCTTCCGCCCCGCTCTCTTCCTCCACCTCTTTTGCGAGCCGCTTGATTGTGGGGCCGGGGAGGTTTTCCTTGTCGTTGAGGAGGGCCCACTCCGCCAGCTTGTGAGCTAGGGTCCCGAGCATCGAGGCCCTGGACCTCTCTTCCGGCATATCCTTCAAGAGGATGATGCTTCCAGGGCACTTGGTCCACCGATATGCGGAGGACGGGGCCCAGAGACTATGGTCATTTTTCGACATGCTTGCTCCTTTTCAGTTCAAGGTTTTCTCGAGGACTTTCATCTTTTCGACCATAGCCTGGAGGATGTATTCGTCCAGGCTATCTTCCCACACGAGGTATTGGATCAGGACGTTACCTTCCTGACCCAGACGATGGACCCGGTCCTCCGCCTGGATGAGATTGGCCGGGACCCAGTCCGGCTCGGCGAAGACCACGGTCTGGGCCGCCGTCAAGGTGATACCTACCCCGGCGGCCTGGATCTGGCCCAAGAAAATCCTGGGCCCCTGAGGGTCCTGGAAGGCGTCCACGACGGCCTGGCGACGGCCCTGCGGAGTGGCCCCCCGGATCACCGCCACCTCCCCGACCAGGTCCTCCAGGTTGGCCTTGAGGAGGTCCAGGACCCGGTTGTGGTAGGCGAACACCACCAGCTTCCCGGGCCGCCCGTTGTCCTCCTCCAGGGTCTCCAGGAGGTCCCCGATGTGCTGGATCACGTAGGGGACCTTGTTCTCGCCCAGCTCCCGGCGGGCCGTCGCCAGTTCCGGCCCCGAGAGGCCGGGCCGTGAGACCCTGGCCAGCCGCTCCAGGACCATCTCCTGGAAGTCCTCTGGGCCCTGGGCGAAGTCCTCCGAGGACACCCCCAGGAGGCCCTCCAAGGTCCTCAGGGTTCGCTTGACGACCCCCTCCGGGGTCACAGGGACGATCTGACGGGTCTTCGCCGGGAGATCCTTAAGGACCATCTCCTTGAGCCGCCGGATCATGATGCTTCCTCGGAGCCTGACGTTCAGCTCCCGGAGGTTGGAGTTCCCGCTGACATCCATCCCTCCGAAGCCGCTCGGCTGGGCGTCACAATACCGCCGGAAGTAGGCCCACTTGTTGGGCCAGGCCGAAGGCCGCATCCAGTTGAGGAGGCTCCAGAACTCCGCCGGGCGGTTCAGGATTGGGGTCCCCGAGAGGAGGACCCGGAGCGGAATCTTGAGCCCACGGATCTTCTTGGACCGGAGAGAGGAGGGGTTCTTGATCTTCTGGCACTCGTCCAAGATGACCATCCCGAACCCCCACTCTTCCACGATCTTTGCCAAGGTTTCCTTGGGGATGGTGCTGATCCTGGCGTAGTTCACCACTAGGACCCGGGCGTAGTTGGGCTTCCCCCAGGGCGGCCCCACCACAATCTCGGATGGGTTGTATCCGCCCCAGCGCATTAACTCCCGTCGCCAGAACTCCTTGACGGAGGCGGGGCAGATGACCAGGACGGGCTTGGCCCAGTCGTTGTTGCGCCCTGGAGGGGCCTGGATTCTCGCCAGAACGCACGCCTGGGCGGTCTTCCCCAGGCCCATCTCGTCGCCGATGAGGACGCTCCCCCAGATGGCGAGGCGGCGGTTGGCCTCGAGGACCCCGGCGACCTGGTAGGGCCGGAGGTCCTTGACCTGAGGGACGATGTGGACCCACCCCGGAGGCGGGGCGGCCTGGGCCATCCAGGAGGCGTTGACGGCATGCCGCCAGAGTTCCCGGAAGTCCGTCACAAGTCGGCTGTCGACAAACTGGAGGACCTGGGAATAGGGGTCCTCGCAGATGTAGACCCGCCGTCCGTTCCAGACCATCGAGGGCAAGCTTGCCTCTCGGATGGCGGCCTTCTCCTGGGGCCGCTCAGGCTCCAGGAGCAGGCTCTGCTTGACCAGGAACGCTCTCACGAGCGACCCTCCCTGGTCTTACGGCGGGCCTCGTCAAGAGTCCAGAATCCTACCGAGGGGGCGTAACGGTGCTGGTCAGCCGGGTTCAGCCGGTTGAGGGCTCGAGTGAATCCTTGCAGAAGACTCCAGTAGGAGGCCCCCTGGACGTCCGGGGTCTTCCCGTCCCGCCAGAGTTCAAAGCCCCGCTTCAGGGTGTTGGGAGGAAGGGCCCCCCGTCGGAGAAGTCGGAAGGACAGGGCCTCCGCCTCCTCCACATCCCTCAATTGTACCAGGCTCAGAAACTCCTGGTTTTTCTCGTTCCATTCCCAGGACTCCACGGCCCTGGGGAGGGCCTCCTGGACCTCGCCCAGGATGTCCACCCGGTGGGTGTGGCGTCGATGAAGGAGGTTCTGCGTCCCGACCATGGCCATGTTCGAGCAGATGAAAACCTTTGCTCCCGCCACGATTGATGCGGCGGCCCGCATCACGTGGCTGTTACGGAAGGCCAGCATACGCCCTTGAGCCAGGCCGTTGATGTAGGTGGTCCCATTGACCTTGAGTTCCCCGATGAGGTCCGGGGTTTCGACCACCAGGTCCTTTTTCTCGACTGGCTCGGTCTTCAGAGCCAGATCGAGTTCGTAGTCGAGTTTCATCTTGTCGAGAGACCTCAGGATCGTCTCGACGAAAGCCCGATGCGGGACAGGAGTGTGCTGGGGTCCGAGGACCCGGGCGGGCGGGGTGGTGTTGGTGAGGTCGTCGATGGTGACCCGGCTCCATCCCTTTGTGTCGATGATCAGTGTCATGATTGGACTCCTTTCGAGTTAGTCGATTCTGACGACAATATAATCCGGACGACCAGCTTCGTTCTGTTCCAGGAAATAGCAGGCTCGTCTCAATTCGGCGATGCGGGTTTTAGCCTCTTCTTCGGTCTCGAAGCGTTGGGCGAAGGTGGAATCGGTGAATCCGTGTTTCCCGACCCAGGTGATGAGATCAGGAAGTGGGGGAAGAAAATGTTGGACGGCTTTGATCACGAACATGATGTCCTCCGTGTCCCGGTTCGAGGCGGGGGTCCTGGGGCCGGGATCCCCAGGTCGCCAGGGAAAAGTCGACTCAAAGAACACAGGTATTGTCGGCGAAAGTTCTTTCGAAGTAAGAGGTCAATTGTAACAAAAGTGTAAACAACCCCCGCCCCCTTGACTTTCACCCCGCCCTGGCACCTTTTAGGATAGGTTCACAAGCAATTTTGACAGCCCTAGGGGGTATTTATGAAAGATCCCAAGAGCCTTCCCAAAGTGCCGTCGGACTTCATGAAGGAGTTCACCCGGCGGCCCCTCGACGCCGACCCGCCCCTCGCCTGGGACTTCTTCGCCTACCAGGCCGGGGTGTCTCAGTACGATACCGAGCAGGCCATGCGGGAGTGGCAGGCCAAGGAGGACCTCCTCAAGGAGTTCATGGGCGACCACCACCGGGAGATCCTCCTCCGGGCCCTGGCCCTCACCAGCGGCCTCTCCGAAAGCTACGTCCGGGCCATCCAGGAGAGAACCGCCCGGCCCAGCGTCCTCGAGGCCTTCTACCTGGAGGCCGCCGCCCGCATCCTCGGGATGGTCACCCTGGACGCCATGCAGTTCTACTGCAACGCCTTCTCTCCTCACCCCTTCTTCACCCCCTTCGGAAAAAACATCTTCGCCGTCAACATCGTGCGGCGATATGCCGGGAAGCGGATCAAACAGCATTTCAAGCTTCTCATGACCCGCATTCCTTACCGGGCCGCCAAGGACAAGATCGAGGACATCGCCATCAAGTGGATGGTCAAGGTCCGGAATGTCCTGAAGAAAAACCCGCTCGACAACTACCGCACCATCGAGGAGGTGATGGAGGACGAGAAGAGAAGCAAGGACAGCTTCCTCTCCGCATTGAAAACCCACGACGAGGAGGACGAGAACTATGTCACCGACTAAGGTCCAAGATCAAGGCCAGCTCGAGAAGATTCTCTACTTGAAGAGGAAATATCACTTCAACGTCTTTCCCCTCTACCCCGGAAAGAAGTCCCCGGCCTTCGCCGGGTGGCAACGGTGGGCGGTCGAAGCGGACATCCACGCCATCGAACAATACGCCATCGACCACCCGAACACCAACTGGGGTATTTACACCCAGGACATGGTCGTCATCGACCTAGACGTCAAGAGCGGCCCCAACGGCGTGAAGGAGTTCCAGGCCCTCTGCGCCCAGCACAAGGAGACCCCGCCCACCCTCGTCGTAAGGACGCCATCCGGGGGGTTCCACCTCTACTTCTCGGGTGCGGACGTCCCCGGCTCGGCGAGCACCCTGGGTCCGGGCATCGATGTCCGCTCCCGGGGGAACCTGGTCGTCGCCCCGGGGTCCGTATTCGGCGACAAGGTCTACGAACTCGTCCAGGACCTCCCCCCTGCGAAGATCCCGGACTGGCTTCTCAACCTCATCAAGTCCAGCCGGTCAGCCCGCCCGCTCGCCGAGACCCTCGTCGGTCCCATCTATTCCGGCCAGCGAAACGTCTCCCTCTTCCAGGCGGCGGCCTACTTCCGGAAAAAGGGAATCAGCAAAAAGGCCGCCTCGGTCGCAATCCACATCGAAAACGAGGCCCGATGCATCCCACCGCTTTCGAGGTATGAGGTCGACAAGCTGATCGAGTCGGCCTATCGATACGATCCGAAGGACGGAGAGGCCATCGCCGCCCTGGCAGAAGAGATCGTCGATTCCAAGAAGACCACCCTCCTGCCAGCCTCCGAACTCCTCTCCTCCCCGGCCAAGGCCAGGGAGTGGCTGATCAAGGACCTGGTCCTCCGGCGCATCATGACCGTCCTGGTCAGCCCGGGAGGGTCCGGGAAGTCCAGCTTCTCCCTCCTCGCCGCCCTGGCCCTCGTCACAGGGCGGCCCCTCCTGGGGCGGGACAGGTTCCAGGTCCCCACCCCTCTCCCGGTGTGGCTCTACTCGACCGAGGACCCTCTGGACGAACTCCACCGCCGCCTCGAGGCCTACTGCAACAAGTTCGATATACCGCCGAGCGAACTCAAGCACCTTTATCTCACCTCCGGCGTCAAGCAACCTCTCACCCTCGTCCAGGCCACCCGGGAAGGATTCATGGTCAACACCGAGGCCGTGGAGGTGCTGATCCAGAATATCCGAAAAAACAATATCAGTCTTCTCATCATCGACCCCTTCATCCGGGCCCACCAGGTAGACGAGAATTCCAACACCGGCATCGACCAGGTCATGAAGGTCCTGATCGAGATCATGGAGCAGACCAATGTCGGTATCTTCCTCATCCACCACACGAAGAAAACGGCCATGAACTACACCCCCGGCGACCCGGACAACGCCAGGGGGGCCTCCGCCCTCATCGACGCCGCCAGGATGGCCTTCACCCTCGGCCCAATGCGGGAAGACGACCAGGCCGCCACCGGAGTCGACGCCCAGACCCGCCGCCTCTACCGCCGCCTGGACTACGCCAAGAACAACCTCCTTCCCCCGGCGGACCGGGCGATCTGGTTCCGGTGGGAATCGATCAACCTGGCCTGCGGCGAATCCATCGGGGTCCTGGCCCGCCGGGAAAATACAGTCGACCAGCAACAGCTTGACCAGGTCCTCGATGTCCAAAGCGATCCTCAACCCCTGAACTCGGATATCTTCAGCTCAGACCGTGAGAAGGGGATCTTCTTCCTCACGAAACGGCTTATCCGCTCCATCCCGTTGAATGGGAGCATCATGTTACGGGATTTCGTGGAGGAGAATATGGATGAGGAGTGGAAAGACGCCATCTGCCAATCGGACGATGTCAGACGCCACCTACGCCTCATCAAGAACCTCTTCAAGAACTTCCTCGGAGCCCTGCCCCATCTCAGTTCCCTCCCCTTCGCCGTCCTCTACGAGGAAAAGAACGCTCAGACCGGGCGGGTCTTCACCCTCAAGCAGATGACACGGGAAGGCCGACGGGGGCGTCCAAGCCTCGGGATCGAAGACGTCACAGAACAAGTCCGGAAGACGTTTGAGTCGGAAGAAACCTTCTTCGAGGAAGGATGCCCGTTCATCGCCCTCGACACCATCGCCCTGGCGAAACACGAGGAATTCAACGTGGTCCAGCCGGGGCTCTACCAGGCCCACCCCCTCCTGATCTGGTTCCTGGCCCGAACCCTCGGGATCACCCTCCCCACCCCGGCCACGGAGCGGAAGATCCAGCACCTCGAAGGGGCCCTCGAGGCCGCCGCCCCGCCCCTCGCCCAGGAGGGCGTCCCCGCCCCGGCCCTCGAGGCCGCCCAGGAGGAAGGGTCCGGGTGCGCCCTGGAGGCCCCCCAGGACGCCGGGACACATGGACGGATCCCATCCGTCCCCGATCCGTCCCGTCCCGTCCCGCACCGGCCCGAGGACCTGGCCGCCCCCTTCGAGAACCTCCTCCAGGCCGACTCCCAGGAGGCCCCTCAGAGCCCCCAGGAGCTGTTCGAAGACCCAGGGGAGGTGGAGGTCCAGGACCCCCAGGCGGACGCCCTGGAGGACGCCCAGGGCCCCTCTGAGGACCCCATCCCGGAAGCCCCCGAGGAGGACCCGCACAACTACGTGGACCTGGATCAGATTGAGATGCCGGACGAGGTCGACGAGACCTTCAACGACGCCCTGGGACGGGGTCCGGGAGGTGGCTCAGAATGAAGCAGGTTTTTGACCGATCTGGAATTATGACTTTCCGTCAAAAATCGAGGGGATTTTTGACGCTGATTTTTGACTCGCCCCTTTCTGCGAAGGGCGGATCGAGCTAAGGTCCTGGAATGCAAGGGTTTGTGATTTTTGACCGCCGAGAAAAACGAGCATATAAAACCTAAGTGTATGAATTATGACGGAAGAAAAATGTCAAAAATCATAAACCCCTGCGCCTCAAGGACTTCTGATTTTTGGTATTTTTGACAAAACGACGGAGCTGAGCCTGGTGCCCCTCCCCCCTCCGCCCCCTAAAGGGGGCTAGGGAGGGGCAAGGGAGGTTAGGCACCAGGGAAATGCTTTGGAGCGTATGAAAAGTCAAAAATCAAACCCGGCCCCTGGAGGCCCTTGGGAGGGTGCGAAAGGTGCCGACAACCGGGCCCCTGGCGGGCCGAGGAGGATGCGATGGCGAAGCGAACGAGAGAACGCCTGGACGCCCCGGTGGGCGAGCGGGCCTACGACTTGTGCATGACCCGGGCGTTCCACGGGGAGTGGCCTGGGACCTGGAACTTCCAGCCGGAGAAGTGGCCCGAGCTGTGGAGGGGCCTGGTGCTCGCCCTGGACCCCGGCCCGGAGGTGACCGGCTGGGTGATCCTGAACGTCGGGACGGCCCAGGTGCTCTACGCCGGGGAGGACGCCAACCCGGCGGTTGGAGCCCACCTGCTCTGGGCGGCGGACCAATACACCGGGCGGACAGGCGAGGACCCGGAGCTGGTCCCCCTCGTCATCGAGGGCCTGAGCTGTTTCGGGGCCCGGGTGGGGCAATCGGTCTTCGAGACAGCTCGGTGGATCGGCTTGTTCGAGGAGGCCTATCACGGCTTCGGCGGACAGGTGGCAGGGCGGATCTTTCGCCCGGAGGTCAAGCTCGCCCTGACGGGGGCGACCAGGGCGAAGGACGCCGACGTGCGCCGGGCCCTGCTCTCGATCCAGTGGCCGGGGCCCAGGGGCGGCGGGGCCGAGCCTCTAGTCGGGACGAAGAAAAAACCCGGTCCCCTGTATAAAGTGCGAGGACATGCGTGGTCGGCCTTGGCCGTCGCAGTGGCCTGGGCGGTCCACGGCTATTCGGTCGTCGATCTGGACGGCGGGTTCTACGGCGAGATGTTCAGAGGAGGAAAAGATGCGAGTAAGTGATGATCGACTCATTGGTCTCAAGGCGTATAACACCCGTATGCATTCTGCGATCAATGGGGAGTGGCCTGGGACCAAGGTTTGCGAGCCCTATGAGTGGGAGGAGGAGTGGCTCGGAAAGGTGTTGACGATCAGCCCTGGGGCGCATTCGAGCGGTTGGGCCTTCGTCGATATCCCTGAGGCGAAGGTGATCACGGGCGGAGTGATGGCGAACCCTGATCTCGTCTCCCAGGTGATCTTTGCGGCGCAAGCCTGCGTGGAAGGCTGGCCTGGAGAGAAGGCGAAGAAGGACATGGTCCCGCTTTTGTTTGTGGACCCATATACTTTGGGCGATGAATCGTGGTGGGTCTCACAAGCCAGCAGATGGTGTGGTATCTTTGAGGCTGAGTATCGTCGATCCGGCGGGACGGTTGCGGGTGGCATCGGGATGAGTCTTGTCATGCGGTTACTGTTCGGCAAAAACCGGGTTGAGAGATGGGTTCTTCGGAGGGGAGTACTATCCCTTCCGTGGAATGGGAAGGTCGGGGCTGGGTCGGCGGCATTGACTGGAGGGGAGAAGAGTCCGGGCCCGTTATATCCCGTCGTACCCCCTGTTGTCATCGAGGCATTGGCGGCGGTATTGGGTTGGGTGTTGAACGGTTACGACTGCATCCATATAGACAAAACGTTTTACAAGAGTTGAGAGGAGACCGTCGTGGACAAGGATTGGATGTATATTCCGACAGCCACTTTCGAGCAGTTGAAGCAGATCCTCGAGCTGGTCGAGGGGATGTGCGGGATCACGAAGCGGGAGAAGGCCCGACTCCCGATCTACGAGCGGGTGCCGCTTGCTCTCCAGCGGTTCGAGGAGGTCTCAGCGAAGGTCAAGGCCCTCCTCGGGGTTGGGCTTACGGACCACAAGAAATTCATCCACAAGCTTCGGGTCTGGACCCAGCTTTTCCAGACCACGAAAAGTGCGGGGCTCTGGGAGTTGGTCGACGATCTCATCGTGCGGATGATCGAGGACGCCCGGTCGGTCACATCGGTCGCCCGGACCCTGGGGGTCTCCAGGGCGACGGTCTACCGGGCCCTCGAGCGGGCGAAGGTCAGGGGGTGGGTGTTACCGAAACTTGACCAAACCCAGAGGCGGGTCCAGGTGCGGAAGTCGGCGGATCCGGGGAAGTGGACGGCTGGAGGCCGGAAGAAGCCCAGCGGGGGGCCCTGGGCCGCCAGGCGTAAGCGTGGTGCGAAGAAAAGGGGTTCCTGAGACTCACCACAGCGGCCCCCTTCGAAAGCCTCTCAGACGGCGTTTCTCGGCCTCTGAGAGGCTTTTTCATTTCGAGACGGTTTCCGCCTTTCAGGGCCCTCGTCCTAATCCGAGACAATCGGGCTCCAGGCCCCTCTTTACGCCGCCGCCCGGGCCCTCATCCTGACGCCATGGGCGGAGCACATACTTTCGAGGGGGGCCAGGGCGAGCCCCAGGGCCGGATCCAGGGCACGGCGACGCCGGAGGCCGTGATGCTTCTCCTGTCAGCGCAGGAACGGCGCATCCTGGATCTGACGAAGGCGGTCAGCTCGTTGACAAAAAGCGTGACGAGACTCGAAGCGAGAGTGGATGCGATTGCTCGAACGGTATCCCGTTTAGAGCAATCGCTCGACAGAAAGGAGGAGGATCTAGTGCAGAACCTACGGGCGGAGCTGGGACTCAAGAACAAGATCCTCTGGCAGATGGCCGTCTCCACGCTGTCCGGGCTCCTGGGGGCCCTGGCCACCCTCTTCGCCGTGAGGGAGAAGATCCTAGGGGGGTAACATGGGAAACGCTTACCACGAGGGGACGAACATACCGATCACCGAATACCTGCATCCTGGGTTTCGGGAGATTGCCGTCGCCGAAAAGTGGGGACCGGAGGAACTGGAGCGGGCTAAGTTCGCTCTCTTCCTGCGCTATTGGTGCGGGGAACCGAAGCTGACGGCGTTGGCCATGGAGGTCGACGGGTGGGACGGAGCCCTCAAGCCCTACGAGCTGAAGAAGTTCGCTCGGAGCAAGGAGGCCCAGGCCGCCCTGGTCCTGGAGGCGAAGAAGGAGGGCGGCGAATACGTCCCGGGCGTCGCCCTCGTGCGGGAGTTGAAGGTCTGGTGGACCCAGGTCATGCGGAACATCACCTTCGACGTCAAGGACCGCCTGGCCGCCTCCACGAACCTCGCCAGGGCCCTGGGCGTCTTCGTGGAGAGGAAGGAGGTCAAGCACTCGTTCGGCGAGAAGCTCCTTGAGCTGACGAAAGAGCTGGACGACGAGGAGGACCTTGACAGCGAGGACCCGGGAGAGGAGGATGAGGGCTGACGTGCAGGATCCCGCCGGAAGCATTCTGACTCCTCCGAACAGCGAGAAGCCAACGCCAGGGAAACTCAAAAAGGTTCTCGCCCGCTTCCGGCGGGATCCTGTCTTTTTTGTCACCTACGCCTTCAACGTCGAGCCCACCCACCAACAGGCGCAGATCCTTCGAGCCATCGCAAAGCCCGGGGCGAAGGTGTCGGTCTCCTCGGGCCACGGGATCGGGAAGACGGCGGCTCTGGCCTGGGCAATCGACTGGTTCCTGCTCTTCTTTCCCCACTGCCGTATACCGTGCACGGCCCCGACTTCGAGCCAGCTTCATTCGGTTCTCTGGGCGGAGTTGAAGCGATGGCATTCCGTCATGGAGGAGCCCTGGAAGTCGGAACTCAAGGTCATGAAGGACAAGGTCATCGTCGTGAGCGATCCGGACCGGTTCGCTGTGGCGAGGACGGCCCGGAAGGAGGACGCAGAGGCCCTTCAGGGGTTCCATGCGAAGAACCTCCTCTTCATCATCGACGAGGCCTCGGGTGTCCACGACAAGATCTTCGAGTCCGCCAGGGGGTCTCTCTCGACCAAGCGGGCCCGGGTCCTCATGACCTCCAACCCGACCAGGCTACAGGGGTTCTTCTGGAAGTCTCATCATCGGAACCGCAATCACTGGACCAGGTTCCAGTTCTCTTCGGAGGACAGCCCGCTCGTCGACAAGGCCTATGTCGAGGAGATCCGGGAGGAGTACGGGGACGACTCCGACTATTTCCGGGTGCGTGTCGCCGGGAAGTTCCCCAGGGCGGCCATCTCCCAGCTCATCTCCCTGGAGCTGGCGGAGGCGGCGGCCAGGCGGAAGCTCGGGAAGTCCGACTACTACTTCGCCCCGGTGGTCCTCGGCGTGGATGTGGCCTGGGAGGGCGACGACAGGTCGGTGGTGGTCCTTCGCCAAGGCCTCCATTCCCGGGTCCTCGGGCACTGGCGGAACTTGTCCACGATGGCCCTGGGGGACCTGGTGGCCCAGTTCGAAGACCAGTATCAGGCGGACGCCGTGTTCGTGGACGCCGGGTGGGGAGCGGGCACCATCGACCGCCTGCGGTCCCTGAACCGGAACCCGATTCCGGTCTTCTTCGGGGAATCGGCGATGGAGCAGAAGCGGTTCGCCAACAAGCGGGCGGAGATGTGGGTGCGGCTTCTCGAGTGGCTCCAGCACGGCGGGCAGATCCCGGACATGCCGGAGCTGATCGAGGACCTGACCGGACCGATGAAGATGTTCTCCCCGAGCGGAAAGATTCAGCTCGAGCGTAAAGAAGACATGAAGAAGCGGGGGCTCGCCTCCCCGGACTTCGGTGACGCCCTGGCCCTCACCTTCGCTTCGCCGGTGTCCAGGAAGAAGCCCATCGAGACGAGGTTGAGCCTGGACTACATCCAGGATCATGCGGAATACGAATACGACGTTCTTTCCTTGGAGGACTGACATGTGTTTGAAACCGAAAGCTCCGAAGATCGAGGCCCCGCCGCCCGCTCCGCCTCCTCCTGTCCAGAAGGAGAAGGCGAGCTACATCGACATGCGAGTGGCGACGGCCCTGGCCCAGAGCATGCGGCGGAAGCGGACCATCGCAACGTCGGGGCTCGGGGACCAGAGCCAGGCGGTGTTCAACAAGAAGGCCTTGGGCCAGTAAGGGAGACGGATGGTCGAGTTCGACGAAAAGGTGTTGAGCGATATCCGGCGGCGGTTTCGCTCCTTGTACGACGAGAGCGTGACCTGGAGGGCGCATTGGGCGGAACTCCGGGACTACATCGCTCCGAACCGTGGAGCCTTCCTCGACTCGATCCGGGAGGAAAAGCCGTCGGAGAAGGGGGCCAAGAAGCGGAGCAAGATCATCAACAACGTGGCCGAGAAGGCCCTCCAGATCCTGACGTCGGGGCTCCACGGGGGGCTGACGTCGCCGTCCCGGCCCTGGTTCCGGTTCGGCCTGGAGGACAAGGACCTCGAGGAGTTCACCCAGGTGCGGCTCTGGCTCCGGACGGTCAGGGACCTCGTGCTCGACACCATGGCGAGGACGAACTTCTACAGCTCGATCCATATGGTCTACAAGGAGACCGGCGGGTTCGGGACTGGCAACATGTTCATCCTCGAGGACCACGTCAACTATTTCCGATGCAAGACGATGACGGTGGGGGAATACTACCTCACCACGACGGAGAACGACGAACCAGATACGGTATTCAGGCTTTTGAGCCTGACCGCCTCCCAGCTGGTCGCCAAGTTCGGGGAGGAGAACGTCAGCGAGGAGGTCAAGCGGGCGGCGGAGCGTCAGCCGGACAAGTGGTTCACCATCGTCCACATGGTGCGCCCCCGGAGCCGATACGATCCTTTCCTCGAGGACAACCAGGCCTACCCGTACGAGTCGGTTTATTTCGAATACGCCACAGGGGAACAGAACAAGGTCCTTTCGGTCTCGGGGTTCAAGAGCAAGCCGTTCGTCTCGCCGAGGTGGGAGGTGACGGGGTCGGAGATCTTCGGGCGGGGCCCGGGAATGGTGGCCCTCCCGGACGTCAAGGCTCTTCAGCGGATCGAGTCGGACAAGCTCATGGCCATCGCCAAGATGGCGAACCCTCCAATGAAGGCCGGGCCGAACCTCAAGCCCGCCGCAGGAAATGTGAAGCCGGGCGGGGTGACCTTCGTGGACGAGGTGGGCGGGATGGATTCCTACGCCCCGGTCTACCAGGTCAACCCCAACGTCAACGGCTTGCTTCTCCAGGTGGACAAGACGGAGCGGGCCATACGGGAGGCGTTCTACAACGAACTTTTCCTGGCCATCCTCCAGGAGGAGAAGACCATGACCGCCCGGGAAGTGGCGGAGAGGCACGACGAGAAGCTCCTCCAGCTGGGCCCCACCCTGGAGCGGCTGGAGAGGGAACTCCTCAGCCCGACTATCGAGCGGGTGCTGGACATCCTGTTCGACGCAGGGATGGTTCCGCCGCCTCCCCCGGAACTCGAGGGGATGGATATCCGGATCGAATATATCAGCATCCTGGCTCAGGCCCAGAAGCTGGTGTCCCTGGGCGGGATCGAGCGGCTGGTCGGGTTCACAGGCGGCCTGGCCCAGCTCGATCCGTCGGTCATCGACATCCTCAACCTGGACAAGAGCATCGAGGACTACGCCAGGACCGTGGGTGTGGACCCCAGCCTCATCCGGGACCCCCAGGAGGTGGCGGCGATCCGGGCGGAGCGGGCCAGGCAACAGCAGGCGGCCCAGATGGCCATGGCGGCCCAGGCGGCGAAGCCTGCGGCGGAGGCGGCTAAGGACCTGTCGGAGACGGAGACAAGTCAGGGGAACGCCCTGGACAACCTGCTCGGGTTCTCGGGCCCGGGCACGAGGGGGTGAGATGGATTTCATCGACGAACTCGAGGCTAAGGATCACGAGGCGGAGCGGGCCAGGCTGGACCTCCAGGAGGTCCTCGAGATGCCCTCGGGGGCCGGACGGCGGTTCCTCGTGCGTCTCCTCGAGTACGCAGGACTTTACAGGCAGTCGTATACGAGAAACGCCGACACCTACTACTACGAGGGGAAGCGGGCGGTGGCCTTGTGGCTCCTCAGTCAGGTGGCGGAGTTGGATGTCAACGACCGGGTCTGGGCGGCGGTTACACGCTCTGGCCGGATGCGGTCCGAGGTAAAGGAGTAGGATCATGGGAATGGAAGACGTCAACCTGGACAAGATCTACGGCGATCACACCGACCCTCAGCCGGGGAACCCCCCGGCGGAGCCCCTGGCGACGGGAGGGGACCCGACGCCTCCGGAAGAGGTTCCGGAGGACGTGAAGGGCCTGTTCTCGGACGACGAGGGCGGCGGGGACGGCGGGAAGACCGGGGAGCCCCAGGGCGACGGAGAACCGAAGAAGACCGAGCCGGATACTGGCGAACCCCCGGCGGGGAAGGATGACACCGGAACCGACGAGGGTGGAGAGAAGGACGAGTTCGTCGAAGTCGAGGGGTTCAAGATTCCCTCCGACATGACGGTGGACACGGACCTGCTCAACCAGTTCAAGGCTCTTGGAGAGGAGAAAGGCCTCGATCAGGAGGTCCTGCAGTCCTTCCTGGACCTGAGCATCAAGCACCTGGAATCCATCGCCGAGGAAGGCCTCAAGGAACTCGAGAGCATGAAGCAGGAGTGGCTGGAAGAGGCCAAGCCTCAGCTCATCGAGGAGGCCAAGGCGACGGTGCTCCGGGAGGTTGAAGCGAAGCACCAGGAGACCCTGCGGGCGTGGCGGAGGGCCGCCGCCCAGGATGAGATCCTGGGTGGCTCGAAGGAGAACCAGGAGAAAGTCCAGGCGACCATCGAGAAGGTCCTCACCAAGTTCGGAGACAAGGAACTGTGGGCCCATTTGAAAGAGACCGGACTCCATTGGCACCCCGCTTTCGCCAGGTTTGTGGCCCGAGTGGGCCAGGTGATGAGCGAGGATCGTTTCGTTCAAGGGAAAACCGGGGTCCCGCAAAAGGAGCCCTGGGAAAAGATGTACAAGTAGGAGTGTGATTTCGCATGCCTGATTATCTGAATCTCGCCGATTGGGCGGCAAGGCTGGCTCCGGACGGGAGCATCCCCGTCATCGTGGAGTACATGAAGAAGGTCAACAAGATCCTGGACGACATGCCCTGGGTGGAGGGGAACCTCCCCACCGGCCATCGCACGGTCATCCGGACGGGTCTCCCCGATGTGGCGTGGAGGCTCCTGAACTACGGCGTCCAGCCCAGCAAGTCCACCACGAAGGCGGTCACCGACACCACGGGTCTCCTGGAGGCCTGGAGCCGGATCGACCAGAAGCTCGCCGAGCTGGGTGGGAACGTGAAGAAGTTCCGCTTCTCCGAAGATACGGCATTCATGATGTCGATGGGTAAGGAGTTGGCGAACACCATCTTTTACGGCGACACGAGCACGGACCCGGAGAAGTTCCTGGGCCTGGCCCCGAGGTACAGCTCCCTCAGTGCTCCCAATGCTTCCAACATCATCGACGCCGGAGGGTCGTCCAACCTGACGTCCATCTGGCTCTGCGTCTGGGGCCCTTCGACGCTCTTCGGGTTCTTCCCGCAGGGATCGACCGCCGGGCTGAAGCACGAGGACCTGGGCCTGGAGACCGCCTCGGACAGTGCGGGCGGGCTCTACCGGGTCTACACCAGTCACTTCACCTGGGACGCCGGTCTCTGCCTGAAGGATTGGAGATACGTCTGCCGTATCGCCAACATCGACGTCACGGGTCTCAAGAAGGACGCTTCTTCCGGTGCGGATCTCATCGACCTCATGGTGCAGGCCGCCGAGACCGTCGAGGACCTGGAGGTCGGGACCCCGGCCTTCTACTGCAACAGGACCATTTCTTCCTTCCTGCACAGGCAGGCTCTGAACGCCAAGAACGTCCAGCTTCGGTTTGACGAGGTGGCGGGGAAGCCGGTCCTGAAGTTCATGGGCATCCCGATTCGTCGGGTCGACGCCCTCAAGGAGACGGAAGGGCAGGTGAGCTAACATGATTTTCGACAAGGCCTTCGTCCTGAGCGACGCTCAGACGGTGACCGCTAATGCGGCTTCTACCGGATATGCAGATCTCGGGGAACCTTATAGCAAGGATTCCAAGTACCCCCGGATGAAGATGTTTGGTTCGATGAATCAGCTCTATCTGGTGGTCGGTATCTCCGGGATCAGCGGGACGACGCCGACGTTTCAGGTTAAGCTTCAGAAATCTCCGGATCATTCGACGTGGGCGGACTGGATGTTGACTGAGACGTTTTCGGCGGACCCGACTGACAGAACAAAGGGAGTGGTCAATGGCGACATGCTGATCATCCCGGTTCCTCCGACGAAAGGAGAACGTTACGTCAGAGCGTACTACGTAGTGGGCGGCACGTCGCCGTCTTTTACGATCTCTGCCGTCGTGTCCTCCTCGCCTGAGGTCCTGATCAACTAAGGGAGGAGAGACCAATGACCATCATGGACAAGAAGCTTTTGATCGCCAAGAACGCCGATTTCAAGCACGCCACGAGCGGTGGATCCGGCGTCGATTGGCCCGTCATCGACAGGGGGGCGATCTTCGCCGCATCCGGTGCGGCGTCGGACAGGTATGTCGGACAGTACGAGCGGTTGCACCTTTTCCTGATCGTGTCGGAGGACGTAGCCCCTGTGGCGAGCAATGCGCTCTCCTTCATCATGTATGTGCACCCGTCGTCTGCGACGCCGTCGATCCCCTACAGGTACTACACCAACTTTACCGCCGGGAATTTCAGGAAGAACGGAATTCTCGATTTCGGTCCCATCGACTTCACGCAGTGCAGGTCGATTGGGGTGTTGTGGACCTCGTCCACGGCGCTTACGGCAGGGAAGTGCTCGCTCTTCATGGCGACGTGTCCTCCCTCCAACAACCCGGCGATGTTCATCATCAACCCGACGTAACATGGCACGGAAACCGAAACTGGGCTCCGGCGGGCGTTTCGCCGCTCTGAAGGCCAAGCTGGCCCGACAGGGTGTGCGGAACCCCGCCGCGGCCGCCGCCGCCATCGGGAGAGAGAAATACGGAAAGAAGCGTTTCCAGGCCCTAGCGGCGGCGGGCCTGAGACGCAAACGCCGCAAGGCGAGAAAGGCATGATCATGGCGGAGAAGGTGACCCCCAAACCGGAGAAGCAGGAGACGGGGAACCCGAAGCCTGACATCCAGACGACGGTCGAACCCGGCTATTCCGGGGTATTGGCCGTTTGCACCCAGCCGACGTACGAGTTCGGGCGGTGGTGGGGCCCTGGGGAGGCCGTCCCTGTGGAGAAGGTCATCCCCAGGGGCTTTGCCATCCTGGTCCCGGAGAAGGCCGCAGAGGCCCTGGAGCCCTCCAGGAAGGCCCTCAAGGACGTGTTCAAGGAGGAGCCCAAGTCGGACGACCTGGTCGTGGCGAAGTCGATGGATGAGGCGACCAAGGCGACGTCCTTCCTGGACGCCCTGAAGGAACCTGAGAAGAAACCCAAGGCCAAGAAGGAGGCGAAGAAGTGAGGGATCCCATCGTTCAGCGCATGCTCAAAGACGGGGTGCAGACCTCTGAGTATCACGCCTTCAAGCACACCTCGTATTGGGGAACCGTATCCATCGTGCTCGGTGCGTTGACGGCTATCCTGACCGAGGTGACGCAGATGCTGGGCTCTGACAGCAAGTGGGGAATCATCGCAGGGGCCCTGCTCGCAATCGTCGGTATCATCACGAAGACCCTGGTGACCCTCGGCTATATTAAGGCGAGGGAGAACGTGAAGAGGTCCGCCACTTTCTACAGGAGCGAAAAATGAGGCTCAGGGAAATTCTGATCCTTCTCGCCTTGCTCGTGACGGTTCCGGCGTGTTCGACGCTGGACAAGGCGAAGGAGGCCTACCAGTTCGTCAAGTCTCACGTCTACGTGACCCGGGCCCCGGTCGGTGTGGCCCCGGTCTACCAGTGGACGCAGGAAGGGAAGCGGGAGACCTTCGTCCGGGTCGGGGAGGGGTGGATCCTGATCCCGCCCTTCTCCGAGTGGGTGAAGGGAAAGGAGCCGGATTGAAACTTTCTTGGTTGGTGAACCTGATCCTCGGGATCCTCAAGGGCCTGATCGAGGCGGCGAAGCCGTTGGTCATGCGCTCGAAACCGAAGGGTCCGCTCGAGGATCGGTTGAAGAAAAAGATCGAGGAAGAGTGGGGCAGGGGCGATGACGACGAAAAGACGACTTGACTTTCGAGGGGCGGCGAAACCCTGCGCAGTGTTTGCGCTTATATGTTTTCTTCTCGTTGCCGCTTCCTGCTCCACTCCTCCTTTTTATCGTGTAGTCTACGTCCCCTGGGGCAAGGCGGTTCGCCTCCGGGAGACCTTGAAGAAGGTGAAGATCTGGGTCAAGACGGAAGACGGCAAGACGGTCCCGGGCGAGATCGATATCCCTGAGGGATGGTTCGCCTTGCCGGATCCCAGGGAGGTGGGACGATGAAGATCGTGGATATCTGCAATATCGCCCTGTCGAGGATTGGAGTGGCTCCGATCTCCTCGACGAGCGAGCAATCGGCGCAGGCGAATCATTGCCGGGTGTTCTTTGATCTAGCGAGGGATTCGGCGCTCCGGGCGCATGAGTGGAACTTTGCGACGGCGCAGATCCAGTTGACGGAGGTGGCCACGAACCCGTTTTATGGGTGGGGCTACTGCTACGAGTATCCTCCGAACTGCGTGAAGGTTCGGAAGGTCGGGACAGCTGAGATTTTTATCGGTGCGGATCCGGCTAACTTCGCTGTCCTACTGGACGACAAGCTCGGGAAGAACAGGATCGTCTCCGATCAGGAAGATGCCTATTGCGAGTATACGGTCCAGGTCATCAACAGCGATCTTTTCGATGCGCTTTTTGTGGACGCCCTGGCTTGGCGGCTGGCGGCGGAGCTGGCCATCCCACTTCGTGGGGATCCCTCCCTTCAGAAACAGGCCTTCCAGAATTTTTTGGCGATTGTCTCGCAGGCCCAGGCTACGGACGCCAATACGCAGAAAAAGAAGAGCACGGCATCTACAGGGACCAATCCTTACGTAGAGGCGAGGCAGTAAGATGGCGATGACCTTCCCCTTGGTATCGTTCCTTGGCGGCGAATGGGATCCTTCGCTCCATGCCCGTGTGGACCTGGCGAAGTACCGGATTTCGGCTCGGAAGCTGAAGAACGCCATCCCGACGATCCAGGGAGGGGTCAAGAACAGGGCGGGGACGGGGTTCGTGGCAAACCTGGACCCCTGGTGCGAGCACAAACTGATCCCCTTCGTCTTCTCGAACGAGCAGGCCTACCTCCTGGTCCTCGAGGCGGACCAGAAGATGTGCCGGATGCGGGTGATCAAGGACGGGGCGGAGGTCATCGATCCCACGACCATGGACGCTCTGAACACGTCGACCTTCACGTGGGAGCCTGATTCGGCGACGGGGTGTTGGTTCCTGCGGCTTGCGACGGCGTCAGGAGGGTCTTACGACCCCTCTGGGAGCCTCACCATACCCACCTACGGAACGACCAGGGCGGCGAAGGAACGGGGCTTTGAGGCGGTGCTCTACGGTTCCTCGAAGGCCCCCCTGCTGGATTGCGGCCTGTCCTACGACAACCCCGGGGCGGGCCTGGTGTTGGCGGGCCCGGCGCTCAAGTGGAACCGGCAAGGGACGACGGATGCCTGGTACATCACCGCCCTGGACGGGAGCAACCCGCATCTTTCGAAACCGGCCACGGTGCGGCACATGCTGGGGGAGCGGGGACTTCAGTGGAAGGAACTGGACTACCAGGCCATCACTTCCCTGGTGGGTGGGACGGTGGGGTGGGGCTACGGGGACCCGGGGAGCCTTGGCTACAGCACCATCGTCGTGAACCTGGGCGGGACGGACCCTTCGACGAAGGACAGGGGCTGGATCGAGGCGGCCTACACGAAGGTCCTCCCCAAAGACGCTTGGGCTTACGGCTGGGCGGAATACAGCGGGTCCAGATTCAAGACGATCTGGGTGAACCCTGCAGAGGATCCGACGACGGTGTCGGCTACCGACTACCTGGTCACCGCCTACAAAGTGATCGTCTATGGGGATCTTCCTTACAAGTCCTCGGATATACACAGGGTCACCTACATTCAGGACGCCGATACGCTTCTTCTGTTTCATCCAAGCTACAATCCGAGGCGGATCACCAGGGCGAGTCACACGTCCTGGACCATCGAGGACCTCCCCATGGCCTCGGATTGCAACGCCTACACCGGCGGCCAGGCCGCCCCGGGGTCCGCTCCAACGGTGACCAAAGGGTGGGAATACATCAATGGTCCTGGGTTCAGGTGGGAGCAGTCTACTCAGAGGACGGCATCGGGGACTTGGTATTTCCTGACCGAGCAGAACGGGAGATCGCCCTACCACGTGGTGGCCCCGGCCTCGGTGCGGAAGGGCACCTCGGTGCTCACGAGAGGGTCGGCGGCGGGGAATTGGGAGTGGGGGGATTTCGACAACCTAGGCTTCGAGACCATCTACGTTCAGGATTCCACGGACCCGGATTCTCAACCGCAGGGGACCTTCCAGGCTCAATGGCAGGATCAGAAATACGTGGCGACGGCGGTGAGTCAGGATGGGGAGGAGTCCCTTCCTTCGGCGGAAGCTACGGCGGGGACCGGCGGGATCCTGACTCCGCCAGCTACCACTGGTGCGGATCACTTCAACCTCTATCGGAAATGGCGGGGGTTCTACGCCTGGGTTGGGACGGACTCTCCCTTGAGCAGGAACATCCCGATCAGCCCGATTGAGCCGGACGCTTCGAAGGGCCCTCCCCAACGATACGGGACGGCGGGGACCCCGGACCTGCAGACGGCGGCGGGGTATCGCCCTGGGAAGGGTGTTTTCTTTCAGCAACGTCTTGTCCTTGCGAGGACGGACAAGAAACCGACTACGCTGTGGGGGAGTCAAGTTGGGTTCATTTACAATTTTCTGTATTCAGTTCCTCCGAGGGATGACGATGCCTTTTCTTTTACCTTGGCGTCGGAGCAGATGGACGAGATCGTCTGGCTCGCCTTCCTCGGGGACCTGCTGGTCGGGACGAAAGGTGGGGAATACAGGATTTCTCCGGAACCAACCAGAGGGGCGATCACTCCTTCCTCCGTTTATATCCGATCTCAGAGTTCTTGGGGCTCGAAGGAGGTCCAACCTGAGGTGGTTGGCCGAACGCTCTTTTTCGTCCAGCGCGGTGGGATCGTCTTGCGGGCGATGGCCTACAACCTTCAGGCGGACGGGTTCCAGAGTTCAGACGTTTCGGTCTGGGCGAGGCATCTTTTCGAAGGGGTGAAGCTCCTGCGGCACTATGTCTGGACCCCCTCGGATGACAGGTGGGTGAAGAACGGGAAGCCGCTCGAGTGGGTGAACATCTCGTCGACGAACCTGTGGTATCTGAAAAGGAACTACAAGTATACGGATGCCACGAACTGGTCGACTTATTTATGGAAAGACGACCAGTGCCCTTTCAATCGGCCTTGGGGCTTCTTCGCCTACATGTATCTCCCTTCCCAGGGCGTGCTCCAGCTCACGGCGAAAGAGACGACGGCGGATCTCAACGGGAATTTTCAGTGGACCTGGGGCCAGCACAGCGGCACCCCCGGCTATGACACGGTGTTCATCTACTCCACGACGGATCCGAACGAGAACGTCGACATCGGCTACGGATATTGGGAGAGCAAGAAGGCGGTCATCAAACGGCTTGCCTACCAGGTCGACCCGGAAGGTATCCTCTGGGTCCTCACCGAATCGGGAGAGCTGAGGGGCCTTCTCTTTTCGGAGGAACAACAGGCACTGGCCTGGTTCCGGGTGGAGACCAGGAACGGTCTTTTCATGGACGAGGCGGTGGTCCCGTCGGCGGATGGCACGAAGGAGGATCTTTATGTCGTTGTCCGCCGGGAGACGGCGGGGAACCAGGTCACCAAGAAGCTTGAGATGTTCCTCAAACGTGAGCCTGATCCCTGGAAGAACCTTACCAGTTTCAATCTGGTGGATTGCGCTGTTACGGTTTATGCTTGGAACAACCCCGTCTCAGAGGTTTGGAGTCCTGGTCTGATTGACGGGGAAACCTACAGCATCGTCTATTATACGGGATCCAATATACGTTACAAGACGGGATTGGTTTGCAAGAACGGGAAGCTTTCTCTCCCGGAGAAGGCGAAGTTCGTCAGAGTCGGCCTTCCTGTTTCTTTCGAGGTGGAGACCAACGATCTCGCCCTTCTCAACGAGCAGGGGTCGACCCAGGACAAGTTGAAGAAGGTGGATTCGGTCCTGTTCTCCGTTGCGGATACCTATTCCGGGCTCCTGATCGGGACCTCCGGGATCGGAGAGAGTGACTTTTCCCGCTTGGAATTCGGCCATGATCCGACGGAACAGGGCACTCTTTTCACAGGGCTTTTTGAGGGGTTCACAATGCCGCACAACGTGCGTGAGCTGTCGATCATCTTCAAGACGGCGGAACCGATCCCCGTCCATGTGCGGGGGCTGTACGCCCGGATCAGCGGAGGGATGTTCTGATGGAGGGCAGAAGCGTATACGTTCGGGAGGCGGTGGAGCCGGATGCTCGCCGTATTGCGGAGAACCTCCGGGAAAGTGACAAGGAGGAAATCTGGCTGGCTTGTGCGGGGAATCCCGAGAAGGAGGTCATGCGGACTTTCAAGATCTCGGAGATGGCTTGGATCGTATATTTCGAAGAGCATCCTGTCTGCCTGGGCGGCTGTTGCGACGGCGGGACTGACGGGCCCTGGAAGAAGGGCTATCCCTGGTTTGTGGCGACGGATGAGTTGAATCTCTGGATCGTCAGGATGTTCCTCGCAAAGTACAGCCCGAACTTCGTCTTTCACATGTTCGAGAAGTTCGACTACCTCGAGAACTGGGTATACCACGAGAACCTCATATCGCTGAGTTGGCTGGCCCGGCTTCTGTTCACGATAGACGACGAGGCCCCCTATGGTCCGTTTGGTGCGGGGTTTCACCATGTTAGCTTGCATCGGATGACGATGGAGCGGCTATTGAACCAGGACATCGTCCAGGAAAACTGGATCGAAGGGTTGGTGGTATAGATGGCGGTCTATCATTTCAGCATGGTCGAGGGGAATGACGACCACGGATCGGGGACCCAGTCGTCCCCGTTTCAGACTTTGGACAAAGCGAACGCTATTTTTTCGTCTGCCATCGTGGCCCCGGGTGATCACTTCTTGTTTGCCATGGGGGAGACGTTCTTTGGAAAGCTCGAGGCCATCGTAGCCGGGACGGCGGACAAACCGATCAAGATCGGTACTTATGTGCGGGAAGGATCGGCCTACGACTACATGCCAGCTAGGTTCTGTGGCGGGATCTATCTGATCGGGGCGTGGGAACGGTACAGTTCCGGCGGGGTCGAGATGCGGAGGCGGCCTCTTCCTGGGTCCGTGTCCTCGGATGTCCTCATGTTCAGGAACCTCGTGGGGAGAAAGTGCGCATCGGTCTCGGCCATTTCGAACGACTATGACTGGACCATCGATTCGAACTACATCTACATCTACGCTTCAGCGGATCCATGGAGTTACTACGGGATCAAGCCGGAAGATCTGGTCCTCGTGACGAAGGATTCGATCCTTGCTATTGGAGCGGGATACATCGAGGTGGAACGAATTCGGTTCCAGCATTGGAACTACGTTTCGTCCAATCAGGCCCCGGCTGTGAATATCGATGGGGATACGTCGGTCATCAAGGGGATCTCGATTCACGATTGCGAGATTCTTGCCGGGTTCAATCTTGGCTCGGTAGGAATCTCGGTGCAATACGCAGAGGCCGACATCGAACACAACCATTTCGATAGGCCGTACATCGGCATCTCCGTCAGGGACCACGGAACGGTGACGAGCAAGAGCAATCTTTTTTCCGGGGTCTTCACGCCGATCTCTCTGGATCACGTCACGGCGGGCGGGACCTCCACGAAGGATCTTTCTGTCGGCGGGATGCAGACGTTCCCGACGGACATGGATACCGGGACCTCGAAGGAGGACAATCGGCTTCCCTTCGAGTTCTTCGTGCGACCTTCGAGCATGATGAAGGCGACGCTGATTCTCGACGATCCTTTTCTTGCGGCGAGTGACTACTCCAGGGCGGGGAAGACGCCGATTGTTCTTCCTGATTTTCTGAATACGATCCTCGATATTTTTGATCGATTCGGTCAGAAATATCCGGGATTGGGCGTAGTGTCCGCTCGGCTTGCCGAGGACCCGGAGACTTGGCAAGGGGCGATTGAGTTCCTCCGGGAGTTCCATGACAAGGGCGGGGACATCGTCAACCACTCCTGGTCCCATACGGCGTTCATCTCGGGTTCGGCGGATGTGGGGCTCTACATTTCGTCTACTTTGGCCGATCCCAAGTTGACGATCCAAGATGTCGTCAGTGGGAGCACTACGACAAGGCATCTCGTCATCAAGGACGGAACAACGGTCAAGGAGGATCTGAACCTTTCGTCCTCGGCTTACAAGTATATCTACCAGGTAGTCGACTACCTCAACGCCAAGTCGGAATACACGGTTTCCCCGGGGGTTGTGACTTATACCTACAACAGCTATAAATATCAACATTCCGAATCTTTGGCTCTCATCGCTGATGTTCCGATCTCCTCGACTTACGGGGCGAAGTTTTCGGCACAGAAGTTCGCCGAACACGAGATTGGCAAGTCCTATGATTTCCTCACCGATGTCGTGGGGACCACTCCAAGCCGGATGTATGCATATCCTTTCGGTCAGCTCTACGACTACGCAAGCCTGGACACGGTCTTCTCGGCTTTCTCGAACCATAAATGCGGGCGGAAAGCCGCTCCGGATCCCTTGGTGACGCAGAATCCCGGTTATAAGGGGGCGTTCGATATGCTCGCCCTCCCGGCCCAGGTTTTCACTCTCTCGGCCAGTACCGAATCGGGGTTGAGGGACAGCATCTTTCGGCACATGCGGTTCTGTCAGCGGAACGCCCAGCCAGCGATTTTCTTCTTCCACCCGGAATACGGTACGGAATATCTGGTCAAGGCGATTCTCTCGGCAATCCTGGAGCTGGGGGAGTTCGTGACCCCGGACGAACTTTACGAGGATTTCGAATCCAACCTCATCACGCTGGATTTCCGGCATAGGATGCTGAAGGCCGAGAGCAGGCCGAATCTCTTTGATCTTCGGACCTTCTACGATCTCCACGAGGATTCCTCGGCGAGGGGGGAGGGGGCGGCCCCTGTCGGCACTTACGACATCAAGGGACGGATCTATGAGCCCTCCCTGAGGCGGGACGTAGGGCCCCGGCAATGGATCTCCAGGCTTCGGGAGTTGAGGGAGGCCCCGGTGCCGGTCCGGGTGGCGGACGCCCCGGAGACCGGCTACGCTGAGGCGTCGATGTTCTTTCTGGTCATGGAAGCCGAGACGGCTCCGGTCTTTCCGTAGGAGGGTGCGATGTGCGTGGATCCGATCACTGCAACGGCCATTGTGGCGGGCACTGCCGCTGTCGGGCAGGGCTATGCCACGGCTATGGGGCAGAAGGCGCAGAACAAGGCTCTCAGAGCCCGGGCCCGCCTGGCGGAGCTGAACGCCCGGGTCAACCAGGCACGGGCCTCGGACGCCACTCTCAGGGGCCGCACGAGGGCCCTCAGGCGGGCTGTGCAGGCCGAGCATGCCATGGGTGCCACCAGGGCCGGGGCGGCGGCGGCGGGCGTCCAGGTGGACACAGGGAGCCCTCTGGCCCTCCTCCAGGCGACTGAGCATGTTGGCCAGCAGGAGGTCTTCGAGGAGACCCAGCGGGCCGCCCTGGAGGCCTGGGGCTACAACGTGGAGGCGGTCAACGCCAGGAACCGGGCGAACCTCTACAGGGCCAGCACGGCGTCCCCCTGGTTCGCCGCTTCTCTGCAGACGGTCGGATCGTTGGGACAGCTCGGGTTTTCCTACCTGGGAGCCTCGGGCGTGGGGAAGGGAGCGTAAAGGTGCGGATTCCTTACAGGCGGTTTTCTCAGGGCGGGATGCCGGGGCTCCCCGGGGTGCAGGTCTCGGAGAATGTTCCCGGGGCGGCCTTCGGGGCCCAGAAGTTCTCGCAGATCTCCCAGGGCCTGGGGAGCATCCAGCAGGCGGGTTCTGCCGGGATGCAGTTCTTCGCCTATCTCCAACGGCAGGACGACTATCTCAAGGTCACCCAGAAGATCGCCGAGCAGAGGGATTGGCAGAATTCCTTCATGCAGGAGGCGATGCAGAAGAGGGGGATCGAGGCGTCGGGTCTCACGAAAGCCTTCATCGAAGCGCAGAAGGAGAAGGCCAAGGAGTTGGAGAAGACTCTGGAGACGCCGAGGCAGATCGCCATGTTCCGGATGGCTCAGTTGCGGTATAACACATACGCCTTGAACGCCATCCAACGCCATGAGATCCAGCAGAAGGAGGCCGCCTTCCAGGAGGAGACCAAGAAGCAGATGGAGTTGGACCTCCACGATGTCGCCCAGGACCCCTACAACGATGATCTTTTCCAGGCCAGGCTCAAGGATTTTCAGGAGAAGACCGTCGTGTTGAATCGAGGGCTTACGCCGAAGGCCCTGGAGGAGGTCAAGCGGAAGGCGGCGGAAGTCATCGTGGAGCACCGGGTCCAGGCCATCATTGCCGATGCGGCGAACTACGAGGGCCGGGAGCGGGAGGAGAAGCTTGCGGCGGCGAAAGAGGTGTTGGCCCAGCACAGGAAGGTCATGGATGGGGTGAAGTACTCGTCCCTCCTTTCGACCTTGAAGCAGGCGGAGGTGCAGGCCAAGGGGGATCGGATCGGGGAGGAGGCTTTCGACAAGTACGGCGAGGAAGCGATCTATAAGATCACCGAACTCAACAATCTCTCCGACGAGGTCAAGACCAGGGCCCTGGAACGGGTGAAGGATCTTGTCGCAAAAGAGAAGATGGCCCAGGTCGTGAAAGAGAAGGAAGCGGTCGACAGGATCTTGACCACTTTCGACGAGCAACGGCAGACAATGACAAAAGCCGATCTGACCAAGATGCTCGAAACAGAATATGACAATCTTTCTCCGTCGAAGCGGCTCGCATTGCGGAATCAGTTGGAAAGCTACATCGACGCCAGAGACAACAATCGTCTCCGTGAGGAAAAGGCTCAGATTCGGAACCAGATTCTCGAGACCTATCTCAAGGATCCGAAGGCTTTTCTCGACCTCGACATCCAGGATGTTGGAGCGGCGTTGGATCCTACCGAGAGGGCGAAGTTCATCGAGATGCAAAACGAGATGCGTAGAGGCGAGACGACGCTCAAGACGAAGTTCTTCCAGACCGGGATGAAAACAGCCGACAGCGTATTCAAGTCTTATTTCCCGAAACCGACCAAGCTGAAAGACGAGAGCGAAGAGGACTATCAGGCCCGAGTGGATGACTGGATGCTCAAGAAGTCCGACTTTACCAGCATGGCCATGCAGATCATCATGAGGGCGGATCCGAAAAAGACATCGATCTCGGAGATCAACAAGGAAATCGGAAACCTGGTCGAGACTTTCACATCTACCGAAACCGGTTCAACGCTTTACAAGTTCCAGATCCCGAAGGAATACAGCGGAGGCGGGCTTGGCGAACTCGAGCCCTCGGAGCGGACCGTCGAGCTGTGGCGGAAGCGGTATGGATTTTCTGACGAAGCGAGGTTCGACGCCGGGACGGGGCTCTTCGAAGAAGAAAACAAGGAGGCGATCAGGAAGGTGCTGTTCTCGTTCGGCAAGCCCGCCACCTTCCAAGGCCATGCCATCGACAAGATCTGGATGACGGCGGACGAGAAGCTCTACAAGATCAGGACGACGGACGGAAAGATCCACATCCTTCAGGAGAAGTAACGTGACCAGCATGCCTCCTCTCTTTCCCGGTCTGGAGCCTGAGAAGGACAAACCCACCTTCCCGGTCGACGATACCAAGGCGTGGGGTTCGGCGATCACCGTCCCGGACCTCAACGTCGATGAGGCCCTTGCCAAAGCCAGGGAGCGGGAACGGCGGCTTCCCGTCTGGGAGTTCCATCGTCCTGGGTTCAAGGGTCCGCACAAGGCTCTCCAAGAACTTTTCTCCGAGTATTCGCCAGAGGACCTGGTGGAGGTGGTGGCGGGCGGGAAGGAAAAGACCTTTCTGCAGGCCCTTCATCTCTATCAAGACCCGGACAAGGCCTACCTGGCGGCCTTCGGGAGGGAAGGGACAGCGAAAGAGAAGGCGAAGCTCTACGCTGAGTTGACGGGGATCCCAGAGCACGAGATCGTAAGGCATCTCAAGGACTTCGAGGAGAAGGTCCTTTTCGGGAAGATCCCTGACGTCAAGAAGGCCTACGACGAGTTCTTGTCCAGGTCCGTCTTTGCGGAACAGAAACGGAACGAGAAGGAGATCGCAGAGATCGCCGATTCCCTTCGACGGGAATTCGAGAAGGGATCGAGCCAAGAGGCTCTGATCTACAAGTACGCCAGAATGCTCGAGGTTTCCCCGGCCTACGTCCGGGCGAACCTGGACAAGGTGAGGGCGGAGGTCTTCACGAAAAAGGTCCTGGAGGATCTGGATCGCTTGTTCCCCTACCCCAAAGACGGGGATCTCATGAAGGCCTGGTTGAAGAATCCGGAGAACGCCAGCCTGGCCGTCAACAGCCTCCCCTACATCTCGAGGGTCCGGGGGATGATGATCGCCAAGAAGGCGTCCTGGCCGGAGAAGTTCTGGAAATCCCAGGTCGTCCCGATGGCGGAGGGGTTGTTCGGGGCCGGGATTCTCAGCTTTTCCGGCATGCTGAATAAAGGGGCGAGTTTCCTGCTTTCGCCGATTTCGGAGAAGGCGAAGGAAGATCAGTACTCGCTCTACCTGCAGGCGATGGCGACATCCAAGTTGATCGAGGAGTCTCAGCCTGTCTTTGCGAAGGGCGAGATCGGTTACGGGACGGAACTCGCCGGGGCCTTCGGGCAGATGATTGCGGCGGTTGGCGTAACGCTTCTCAGCGGCGGCTCCGACATACCGGTGCTCTTCCTTTACGGCACGTCGGAAGCGGGGAACCTATTCCGGGAAAAGGACGCCCAGGGCGTTCCTTTCCTCCCTGCGTTTCTCATCTCCGTGTCCGTCGGGACCTTGAACGCCACCATCGAGTCGATGCAGATCAAGGGAGCCGGGCGCATCGGCGGATTCCGGAAGTTCCTCGCCAAGGACCTGGTACGCCAGCACGCCTTCGAGATCGCCGGGGAGATCATGCGGGAGGGGGCGGAGGAACTGATCCAGCAGGTGGTCCACGAGGTCGGATCCATCGGATTGGACTTGGCTGGGCCCGCCAGGAACCGGCCCTCCTTCAAGCAGATCCTCCAGCGCATCGCCGGGGCGGTGACCTCCGGGCTCTATCAGGGAAGCCTGGCGGCCCTCTCGGCCTCCTTCTTCGGGGCCTTCCGGCTGAGGAACATGTTCCATCGGGTGTCCTTGGCACAGGCCCAGCAGGAGTTCGTCAAGAACATCATGGAGGCCTCCCAGGCCGCCCCTATGACCGAGGAGAACGTGGAGGCCACCAGGACCTTCCTCCAGGCCGCCTTCAAGGGGAGTGATCTGGAGCGGTCCTACATCCCCGCCCAGGCGGTCGAGGAGTATTTTCAGGACAAGGGGGAGGAGATGCGCCGGGAGTTCCTTGAGGCCCTGGCCATCACCGAAGAGAAGTTCCTGAAGGTCCTCCGGGAGGGAGGGGACCTGGAGTTCAACACCGAGGATTGGCTCGCCCGGGCGGCCAGGATGGATTCGGCGGTTGATCTGTTCTCGAAGGTGTCCTGGGGCGGTCAGATGACTCTCATGGAGATGAACGAGGTTGCCGTCAAGGCGAAGCATGACGCCCAGGTCCTTGCCTCCACCCTTTACGATATGGCGGAAGTGGAGAATCCCGGAGAATTGTCCTCGGCCAAGATTGAGGCGATGGAGGAGACTCTCACGGAGTTCTACGGGAAAGAGCAGGCCAAGGCGGTCATGGCCCTCTTCAAGGCCGGGGCTCTCCGATTCGGCAAGTTGCAGGGGATGAGTCCGAAGGAGATCGCTCAGAAGCTGACCCCCACGATTGTCGTCCAGTCGTTCGACTCTTTCGTCGAGGCAAAGAACGGGAAGGTCGATGTCGCCCTGGAGGAAGCCCATCGGAAGATCATGGAGAAGCGGGCGGTGAGCTGGCTCCCTCCCCGAGCCCGGCGGGCTAAGATGCCCCCGGCCTTCCTGAACAAGGAGGGCATGGCCCTCCCAGCCTATCGGGAGACCGGAGGGATCTGGCGAATCCATCGGACGCCGGTCACCGGGGAGGAGATGGCCATCCTCAGGGCGAGGAAGACCCTGGACGTGAACGCCGAGACCCAGGAGGCGGAGGATTTCAGATCCTGGGCCCGGGACCAGGTGGGGAGCGTCTACAAGGCCATCCAGGCTTTTTCCTCCGGGGAGCGGGGTTCCAAGGTCATCCGAGACCGGGTCCGTGCCTGGGCGAAGGCGAGAGGGATCGACATCATCTACGACGGCACCGAGGTTGTGCCGATGACTCGCCAGGCGATCCAGCCGATCAAGATCGGGCCGGAAGAGAAGGAGAGATTTCAACATCCGGAACCGAACTATTTTTACAAGACCCTCGGCGAGATCGACCCCGAGAACATCGAGGTCGACAAGGAGGCCGAGGAGGAGTTCTTTCAGCAGGATCCGAGGAAGTGGCGATACGATTTTTCTAAATACGAATGGAAGGTCGTCAACAACCGGGTTGCGAAGGAATTCGAGATCATCGATGCTCTCGGATTCAAACCGCCGAGTCTGCTTGAAGAGCTGATCGTCACCGGGGAACCGGGAAAGAAGAGTGAGAAGAGGAACAGGGTCCCCGAGGCCTATTCCCTTGCCGAGGCCATCTACGCTCAATTGGATTGGGCAAAAAAGCTGTTCGACCCAAACCTCACCCCGGAGGGACTTTTCGAGCAGACCGATCTGAAGGGGGCGAAGGCAAAGGCCAAGTTCAAGAAGTTCGTTTTGAAGCTGAGACAAGGATCGACGCTTTTCGACGAACCGCCGGAGAAGGGTGTTCTTTCGGCCAACGACAAGGCGACGGCGGGGGTGAGCCTGGCTTTGTTCATGTGTCAACCTTCCGTCTCATGCCCTGAGTGCTATGTCGCCAAGGCCATGATTCGATTCGACACCGTCTTCAAGGCGGTGCGGAACTCGCTTCTCATCCTGCTTGATCCAAAGGCTTTTGGCCGGGCCGTGGCCGAGGAGGCGAAAGCTTTTTCCAAGCTCGATCTCCCGTATATCCGTCTGCTCGATTCCGGCGACATGACCTTTTCAGAAACCGTCGAGGCCTTCAACGAGATCGCCAAGCATGCGGATCGGGACATCCATATCTTCTCCAGGCATCATGACAACCTGGCCAAGTTGAAGAGCACCTGGAATTCCGCCTTCATGAAGATGGGGTCCTTGGACATCGGGCTCTACGAGCACTACGTGAAGGAATACGGAAAAGAGTGGCTCAAGAACAATCTCAGGGAACGGGGGATCAGCAACTGCTGGCTCTTGCGGGATCCCTCTGAGATCCCGTTGGTCGACCAGCTTGTGGATGAGGGTATCATCAATCTGATCTTCCCGGCGTCGGAGAAGCTCCACCCGAAGCTTGGGGTCCTGGCCAGGGCCTCTTCGTGCCCGTGCGATATTCACGAAAAGTCGTCTCTCGGCGCATGTCGAGGATGCGCCGCCAGTGCGATGGGGTGTCGCCTTGCGTTCAACAAGGTCTACGTGGACGAGGCCGGGAACCTTCTGGTCGAAGAGGACCTGGACAAAGCTCAGGGCAACGTCCGCCCTCTCGCCACCTCCTTCCTCAACAAGGCGGTCCTCGAGGAGGGGCTCTCGGGGCGGGCCGAAGCTGTGGCGAAGACCTACGCCAACGTGGTCCGGGACTACCTGAAGAAGATGCAGGAAAAAACCCGGGACGACGAGCGGGCCTGGAGGAAGATGCGGAAGGTCGTTCTCGAGGAGAAGCGGGCTCCGAAGCAGAGTGACAAGGCGAAGATGGGGGTCAAGTTCCGGGACTACCGGGCCCCGGACCAGGACGTCACCTATCACGACATCGAGGTGGCGATGGCCAGGGAGAACATGACCCGGGCGAAACGAGGAAAGCTTCCGATCACGCTCGAGGAGATGCGGCAGAAAGAGGCCAAGATCCAAAAGCGCAAACCTGGATTCCGATACGCCACCAAGGAGGAGATCGAAGCAAGGCTTCAGGCCTATCGAGAGAACCTCCAGGGTGCGTGGGCCAAGCTCGAGAAGGGAACCTTTTTCATCCCGGGCGGAGAGGCTGTTCCTCCTGTGGCCTACAAGGCCTGGAAGAAGATGGACACCATTGAGGACCTGGACCTCAACGAGTTCTTCCAGGAGGAGGGGCCTGCATTCTCTTGGGGCTACAGCTACCCCTACAACGAGGAAGGAACGCAGGAGTTCGTCATCGGCTACCGGGAGCAGATCCAGAACTCCCAGGCGGTCAAGCGCACCCTCGAGGATGAAAATTTCAAGAAGTGGTTCGAAGGATCCAAGATCGTCGATCAGGACGGCAAACCCTTGGTCGTCTTTCACGGGACCTTGCGGGACATCGAGGGCGGAGCCTTTGATATCTCGAAGATCCCTCTGACCAACGATGTTGGCCGGGCGTTCTATTTCAGTGACAGCGCATTGGACTCGGCGTTCAACTACGCCTCGATGGAGGGGCCGGATCTTCGTTCCAGAATTTACAGGATCCTGGACCGGATCGATGG